GAACTTGAGAAGAGATATATTGAACAATAACATCTTTTCAGGTAATCTCTAACTTGGGAGAACTTCGTGGATAGTCCACGCAAGGTATCTGTGAACCTTTAATCACTGCAAGGTAAAGTATGTATACTGGAAACAAAGAAACAGAGGAAAAGGTAGCCTCTAAACTGCCTAAACCACAAGGATACAAAATCCTTATTGGTGTACCCGAAGTCAGCGACAAAACAGAAGGTGGGGTATTTATGCCGGATGGACTCAAGTCCGCAGAAGAAACGGCATCAATCATCGGTTTTGTTATGAAGCTAGGCCCAGATGCCTATGCAGATGAATCAAAATTCCCAAATGGAGCTTTCTGTAAAGAAGGTGATTTTGTAATCTTTCGGTCCTATTCAGGCACTCGATTTAAGATTCATGGGAAAGAGTTCAGACTTATTAACGACGACACTGTGGAAGCAGTGGTCGATGATCCACGGGGGTATGCAAGAGTATGAATAATCTAGCAGAAGAACAAGAGTTCGAAGAAGAAACAGTTGCCGAGGCTTTAGAAAAAGCCCAAGGAAAACAATTAGATACCGACGATAGTGACGACGGTTTTGAGATTGAAGTTGTAGACGATACACCTGAACAAGATCAAGGTAAGCCTCGCCGTGCCGAAAACGCTGAACCACAAGTTCCTAGTGATGATGAGGTTGAGAAGTATAGCGAAGGTGTGCAGAAGCGCATCAAACAACTTAAATTTGAGTACCACGAAGAACGCCGTGCTAAAGAAGAAGCCGCGCGTCTTCAGGAAGAAGCCTTAAAGTACGCACAACAGGTTCAACAGGAAAACGAAAAACTTCGCAAAACCCTAGAAGAAGGTGAAGGTGTTCTTGTTAATCAAGCTAAAGGCCGTGTATCTGCTGAGATAGACAAAGCCAAAGCCGCGTATAAAGCTGCTTATGAGTCTGGCGATCCTGATGCCCTTATAGAAGCGCAGGCGAAGCTGACAGAGTTACAGACTGAAAAGATACGGTACGATAACTACAAGCCGCAGCCTCGCCAAGAGCAGCCTGTAGCACAGCCGCAGTATCAGCAGCAAACACCGCAGCCACCAAAGCCAGATCAACGTGCGTTGGATTGGGCCGCAAAGAACGATTGGTTTGAGAAAGACCCTGAGATGACAGGGTATGCTTACGGACTACACGAAAAACTCGTTAGAAACGGTATTGATCCGAGAAGCGATGAGTATTACAATCAAATTGACAACGCGGTTCGCCGCGTGTTCCCAGATAAGTTTGATGATGGGCCTGTAATTGAGGAATCTGCACCCCAACGTCAAGCTGGCAACGTGGTTGCCCCTGCTCCTAGAAGCGGTAAAAAACCACGCAAAGTGCAACTGACCTCAACGCAAGTCTCTCTCGCCAAGAGGCTTGGTCTGACAAATGAACAATATGCGGCGCAATTAATGAGGGAAATGAAATAATGTCGAATAGAGACTCACGCACCACACAGACCCGCGAAGCGGATCAACGTAAAGTGTCATGGCAGAGACCTTCTATGTTACCTGTCCCCGAAGCCAAGCCCGGTATTGAATACCGCTGGATTCGCACCTCAACACTTGGACAAAGTGACAATACGAACGTTTCTTCTAAATTCCGTGAGGGCTGGACACCTGTTCGTGCAGAAGATCATCCAAACCTTCAAGTTGTGTCTGATATCGATTCACGATTTACAGACAATATTGAGGTCGGTGGGTTATTGCTTTGTCAAAACTCAACCGAAAACGTGCAAGCTAGACGTGACGCACAGAGCCTTCAGGCCGCAAGCCAGATGGAAGCTGTAGACACTAGCTACTTGCGCAACTCAGACCCTCGTATGCCCGTTCTGAATCCAGAGCGAAGCACACGATCATCGTTTGGCAAGTAACCTTTCGGGGGAGCTTGCTTGGTTGAAACTCAGATTGTGAGGAAATAGAGCTATGGCTACTACAGCAGCTCCTTATGGCCTAAAGCCCGTCAAACGTGCGGACGGAATGCCATACGCTGGGGCAACGTCCCAGTATCTCATCGATCCTGCAGGTGAAGCAACAAACCTATTTTATGGGCAAGCTGTTATCATCGGGGCCGATGGGTATATCGCGCTGGCTACTGGTACAGGTGCAGACCTGACCACTAACAGCATTTCAGGTACAACAGGCGTAGGCACCATCGGTGTTTTCGTAGGTTGTGAATATGTAAACTCTTCAGGCCAAACAGTTCAGGCTCAGTATTACCCATCAGGCACATCCAATGGTGGTGATATTAAAGCCTATGTTGTTGACGATCCGAACGTACTATTCCAAGCGCAGCTTGATGGTGCAGGAGCGCAAACAATCATTGGCGCGAACACATTCTTTGCGGCAGCGCAGTCTACCTCAACTGGTAACACAGCTACAGGTAACTCTACTTCTGCATTGGATGCGACAGTGAAGACTGCAGCAGCAGCTTTCCGCGTCGTTGCTCATGTGTCACCTGCAGATGATGCGTACCCAGATGTTCTTGTAAAGATCAATCCGGGCGCACACCAGATGACAAACAACACTGGCTTATAAGGAGAATAGATTATGGCTATTTCACGCGCCCAGCTCCTTAAAGAGCTACTACCCGGCCTGAATGCACTATTCGGTCTTGAGTACGACAAGTACGAGAACGAGCATTCAGAGATTTACGAAACTGAAAACTCAGAGCGTAGCTTTGAGGAGGAAGTCAAATTATCAGGATTTGGCGCAGCTCCAGTGAAAGCTGAAGGTGCTGCTATTTCGTATGATAATGCACAAGAATCGTTCACAGCTCGCTACAACCACGAAACGGTTGCAATGGGCTTCTCTATCACTGAAGAAGCGATGGAAGATAACCTGTACGATTCACTATCTGCTCGCTACACCAAAGCACTTGCTCGCGGTATGGCGTACACAAAGCAGGTAAAAGCGGCTTCTTTGCTAAACAACGGTTTCACTACGTTTAACTCTGGTGACGACGTAACTTTGTTCTCAACTAGCCACCCAACAGTTGCTGGTGGAACAAACTCAAACCGTCCTGCAGTAAACGCAGACTTGAACGAAACTTCACTAGAGCAAGCGGTTATCGATATTGCGGCGTTCACTGATGAGCGTGGCCTATTGATTGCAGCTCGCCCTCGTAAGCTAATCGTTCCGCCTGCGCTTATGTTCGTTGCAACTCGTTTGCTACAAACAGAGCTACGTGTAGGTACAGCGGATAACGACATCAACGCATTGCGTTCGAATGGTTCGATCCCAGAAGGCTATCGTGTCAACCACTACCTAGTTGATAACGATGCGTTCTTCATCACTACAGATGTTCCAAATGGCATGAAGCACTTTGTGCGTACAGCTATGTCTACATCTATGGATGGTGACTTCGATACAGGTAACGTGCGCTACAAAGCGCGTGAGCGTTACTCATTCGGTGTATCCGATCCACTAGGTATGTACGCTTCACCGGGTGCATAATTAGTTCAATAGAACTTTTGAGAGGGCTGCTAACGCGGCCCTTTCTTTTTTTAAAAGATGTGTTATTCTTCTGTTGGGGCAACATTAGCCTTGCAGACAGGATTCCGCCCCACCTGACATTGCACAGACTGCTAGGCGAAACCTTGTGCAAGGGGTATTAATATGGCTTCAACTACATTTTCAGGTCCAGTGACCTCCACAAATGGCTTCATTGGCGACATTAAAGTTCCATCCTACACAGTTGCCACTCTTCCAGCAGCAACTGACGAAGCAGGAACTATTCTATACGCTTCAGACGCTTTAAAAGGCTCGGAAACAGCCGGAAATGGTACAGGCAACCTAGTATTTTCAGACGGCACAAACTGGATTCGTGTAGACTTGGGTACAACTGTAGCTGCATAAGGAGATGACCGATGAGTAGGTTTAAAGCTCCTAGTGCTGAAGAACTCGCAAGACGCGGTATTGGTGTTGAGACTGAAAAAGTCCGCGCACGTAATTCAGACGGTACGCTGAAAGCAGATGATCCTTCTACACCCGATGTGAATGAGGCGTGGGAAGAAAAACCTGTTAAAAAGAAGCGTGGTCGTCCTGCTAAGAAAAAGGACTAACGTATGCGCTCTGATGTACAATCCAAACGCTTAACAGCTACAGGGTCAGCGGGTGTTGGCCCTGCGCGTATCCGTCAGATTCAGGTTTTAACAACAACTGGTGCGCCTCGTTTAACCATTACCGATGGGAATGGCGGTGCTACAGTTCTTGATTTGGACTTTATCGCGTCTGA